CATCACCAACGGAAGAAATAACATGGAGCTTAGTCGCAGGCGAATCAGTCCCAATACCGACATTGCCGCTTGCGTCGATACGCATGGCTTCAGAGTCAGCAGAACCACCGCCGCCACCTACTCTAAAGGCAATTTCCCCTGTGCCAGCAGTTGCGCCATAAGACCTAAATGATCCTAAGTTGTTGCCATAATCCATAACAAGAGCGTCGGTTTGGTTATCGTTTAGCTGTCCACGAGATACAACTATTCCATTAGCATCCAGACTTCCAGATTTTCCGAATGTAGCCGCTGGCGAAGTTAATCCAATACCGACGTTACCGCTTGAGTCTATGGTGATAGCTGGAGAAGCCCCCGTTGCTAAATTCATAGTGTCTGCATTGTGGTCGTAACCTACATAACCTCTATATCTTTCATTGCCACTTGTTCCGTCTGCAAACAAAAGGTAATTAGTATCTGTTGTGGCGTTTGACCTTATGGTGATACCGCCTAAGTTAGAAGAAGAATGTACTACTAACTCCGGCGAAAAATAACTTGAAGGACTGTCAGTCCCAATCCCAACGTTCCCGTTTGAGTCAATGCGGAGGCGTTCTGTCAACGAGCCGCTAGTTACTTGCGTGCTAAACAACAACGCACCGCTGTCACCGCTGTTTCCATCGTTGTCAGTCTTCGCAGAAATCCTTGCTAGGTCTGTGTCAGTATTGTTACCAAACGAGATTGTTCCGATGGTTTGATCGCCATTAGCGTCATTACGTCTAATCTGTATACCATGACCACCGCCAGAAGCAGGTGTTTCTATTTGAAATAAATCGTCAGTCTGGCTTGCAGTATCCCCAATCAAGACTTTGCCGCTTGGGTTCAACCCAATTTCAATCACAGAGCCACCAGAGTCCTCTGTGTACAAACGTCCATTTTCTGTGTCTACTGCTAGCTCGCCACGGACTAAATCGGAGGCTAGAGGCGCGCCTGAGCCGTATTTTGTAATAAGAGTTGAAGGCATTAAATAATCACTCCGATTTGGAAAGAGGTAAGCAGGGTACTCACCGAAGTTTTCCCCTGCTTAGATAGAAGGACTGCTTAGCTGTTTACAGCCAGAACAAGACCTGACTCTGGGCGAAGAACCTTCACACCATAGAGCATGTCTGCAGTGTAAAGCGTACCCAAGAATTCCTGCTTGTACTGAGTCTGTGAACGAACACCGACTTGCTCAGCAAGAACCGAAGCGTCACGATGGCACAGGATAGCGCCACGGATGTCTTTGGTGTTGCCTGCAGCCGTGTTGTCAGCAGCAGTTTCAATAACGGGGACGTTGCTGGTTACATAGATGTCAATGCCATACAAGTTACCAATCTTACCGTTGTTTACACCACGTCCGTCTACGAAGTCGGAAGACACGTATCGGTCAATACCCATGATGGCATTACGCAGTGATGGGGGGATAACAAATGAACGATTGTCCATCGGTACATCAGCATCGTCCATTTGCTGAATCAAAGAACGAAAGATAGCGTCAGTGAATACGTCATCGTCCTCAACAGTGTCCAGTGCATACGCAGTCAAAGCACCTGAAACATCAGGGTAGAAAGTGTTGCTGTGTACCCAAGATGAACCGTCACCGTCACCAAAAGACTTACCCAAAGCAAACAAGTCGTCATCAACTTGCTTAGCCAAAGCGTAGCCAGCGTCACCAGTGTAGAACTGACGTAGTGAAGCCAAAGCCTGAACTTCGGTGATGTCTTCGATCAAACGTGAGTACTCAAAGTGCTGGTCAATGACGACTTGAACTTCAAGCTCAGTGTTCTCTTGAATCGTTACGGCAGTACGTGCTGATTTAGCCGTTACTGAGCCACGGATAGGAGAAGGAATGTGAATCGTGTCACCTTTCTTGCCCTGCATACCCATCTTCTTAACGAGGTTAGCAAGTACAAGGTTTTTCTGGTAAGCGGCGATGATTTCATCTGACCAGATTTCGGGGATAAAAGTTGCTGCGCTATCATTAGCAACAGCACCAGTCATAGTAGGATAGACTGAAGTAGCCATAATAGTTTTTCCTTAATTAACTATTTGACCCGTTTCTCCGCATACGCTCTGGTGATTTCATCAGCAAGAGCCAAGTAGCGGTCAGGGTCATTTCTCATAAGATTAATAATGTCCTGCCTTCTATAGATCTTTCTTGGCCCCTTCTCAGCACTTCCTCTGGCTCCTCCTGTGGACGCAGAACGTACTGTTTGTTTACGCTCTTGCTTCTCAAGGTCCGCTGTCTTATCAACAACTGCCTTTCGTTCTTTCCACAGTGAAAACAATTCATCCGCAGCTTCATAGTCATAGTTCTGGTCTGCTTCAGCAAACAACCGTGTTCTGACTTTTGACGCTTTTATCCACTCAGCAAACTTGGGATCCTGTATGATCTCAGCCATGTCTGGGTGGTTAGCCTGTAGCTGGTTCAGTGCCGTAGTTTTCTTGTACTGCGCTGAGACCTGCTCTGCTTCACGTATCTTTGGATGATTGTCTATAGCTCTTTGGACCGCTGCATCAGGGTCTGTAAAGAAATCTACATCATCAACAGTTTCTTCTTGTTGTGGTGCATTTTGTTGTTGTGCGAGTTGTGTCTGTATGTAGGAATCTACAACTTGCCTCAGTTCACCCACTTCTGAACTCTGTCTGCCCAAGAGCTTCTCAGCTTCTTGGTGCATCCTAACTAAGTCCTCTACGGATTTACCTTGGTACTTCTCCGGTAGCTCCTCTTGCTGTTCTTGAGTTTCCTCTTGTTGAGGCTCTTCAGCAAACATGTCTTCCGTTGGTTGTTCTTCCTCTGGTGGACGCTCTTGTTGTTCCTCTAAATCTATAAGTGTAGCCATTATTAAATCTCCGTACTCAACGTATTATGGAGTTGGTCTATATGGAAGGACTATTCTAAGTTTGCCTTCCGCTCTAACTTGATCTTCTGCTGCCGTTGTTTAGCCCACTTCATAGTTGCACCGGGAAATTCTCCACTGAGGTGGTCCAGTGAACAACGGACTGGCGAGATGATTCTTTGGGCCATTTTGTTGCAAAGACCGCATTGGTGCTCCGTCTCGTCGGAGGCAACTAAAGCCTCCGTAACGTGATTATCGGGACACCTGAAGTCAAAAAGTAAACGCATTAAGCGGCTTCCTCTTCGTCTGTTGGTTCTTGTGATCTTTGCTCAATGACTCCTTCTAACTGTGCTTCTAGGTTAAGGATGTTTGCCATAACCGCCAGTTGACCTTTTCTGAAGAATAGATCCTCAGCATCTTTTGTAACTTCTACCGAATTTACATTTGGTACACCGCTACGAATATCGTTGATGAAGTATTCCCAGCCTTTGCTACGGAACATTTCCTTCATGCTGCGGGTGTATTCTTCAAATTGCTGGTCGTCCATCTGTTTCTCCTTGTGGGACAGTGTTTTCTT